ACAGGTGACGATCTGATAAAACTTTCGGACAAAGCAAAAGAAATGGGTGCAAAGACGAAGTTTTCAGCTTCTGAATCTGCGGATGCGTTGTCCTATATGGCTATGGCGGGATGGAAAACAGATGATATGCTTAATGGTTTGGAAGGTGTCATGAATCTGGCTGCTGCATCCGGTGAAGACCTTGCGTCAACATCCGATATTGTAACAGATGCGCTGACGGCGTTTGGAATGTCAGCAAATGAATCAACGCACTTTGCTGACATTCTTGCTACAACATCATCTAACGCAAATACGAATGTTAGTCTGATGGGTGAAACATTCAAGTATGTTGCACCAGTAGCCGGTTCCCTTGGTTATAAGGCAGAAGATGTTGCTGCTGCTGTTGGACTTATGGCTAACAGCGGAATAAAGGCTTCACAAGCAGGTACGTCCTTACGTTCTTTACTGACGAACCTTGCAAAACCTTCTGATACTGTTGAAGCATCCATGAAAAGGCTTGGTCTTTCGCTTACCGATTCAAGTGGCAAAATGAAACCTATGTCACAGCTTACAGAAGAATTGAGGGACAAGTTTTCAGGACTTACAGCAGAACAAAAGGCACAAGAAGCAGCGAGTCTTGCAGGCAAGACCGGTATGTCCGGACTTCTTGCTATTGTGAATGCTAGTGATAAAGATTATAAAAAACTGACAAAATCAATTGATGAATGTGACGGTTCTTCAAAGAAAATGGCTGACACCATGATTAACAATTTGAGTGGACAAATTACGATATTGAAATCGCAGCTGGAAGGCGTGGCTATTCAGATTGGTGAAATTGTTGTGCCAAAAATTAAAGAGTTTGTAACGCATATTCAGGGACTTGTTGACAAGTTTTCAAAACTGGATAAGGGTACGCAAACGACGATTGTTAAGATTGCCGGAATTGTTGCTGCGATCGCACCTGTTCTTCTTACTGTTGGTAAATTGTCATCAGGAATTGGAAAGATTATTACTTTGTTTGGAAGAATTGGCGGTCTTGCTTCACCAATTGGAATTGTTGTTGCTGCAATCGCTGCGTTGGCAGGTGTATTTGCTTATGCATATAAAAACAATAGCAAATTCAGAGAACAGGTAAACGGACTTGTATCAGGGTTGAAGGCAACATTACTACCTGTTATTGAAAAGTTAAAAACGGTGTTTACTAATTTGTGGACAGGAACGCTGCAACCATTGCTTAGCAATCTTGCAACCTCATTTACAAGTACGTTGTCTCAGATATTGCCAGCATTGACGAATATCATACAGACAGTACTTCCACAGTTAGCAAATGTAATTGCTACGATTGTTCCGTTGATTGCAAACATTGTGGCAACGGTACTTCCGCAGTTGGCAGATATGATAAACACAATTCTTCCACTTATTATGAATTTTGTTTCGCAAATAATGCCAACAATAATGAGTGCCATTCAAGCAATATTGCCGGTTATAACAAATCTTGTGCAGACTGTTTTGCCACCACTGATGACAATCATACAATCCATAGTTGGCGTCCTTATGCAGGTGATTCAAACGGTTTTACCGCCAATTATAAATATAATAAATACAATTGTTCCTATAATTATGAACATTGTATCAGTGTTGTCATCGGTTCTTATGCCAATTATAAACACAGTTGTGAATATTCTTGGTGTGATATTACCGCCAATTATATCGGCGCTTGGAACGGTTATTACATTTATTGCAAATGTGTTCATAAATGCATGGAACATAATCAAGACTGCATGGAGTGTTGCTGCATCTGTGTTTAGTGCAATATGGAACAAAATTAAGGTTGTGTTTGGCCCGGTGGCTGCCTTTTTCAAAAAATGTTTTGGTGCCGCATTTACTGCTATCAAAACAGTGTTTGGTGTGCTGGTTTCCGTGTTTCGTGGAATATGGAATGGAATCAAAGCGGTCTTTGGTCCGGTTGTATCGTTCTTTGGAAAGATATTTAAAGGTGCGTGGAATGGAATTAAGTCTGCATTTAGTGCGACCGTAGGATTCTTCAAAACCTTGTGGAGTTCAATTAAATCGGTATTCAGTGGCGTAGGCAGTTTCTTTTCCAGCGTGTTTGGAGTGATTGGTGATATTTTGAAGGCTCCGATTAACCTGATTATCAAAGGTTTGAACTTTTTAATTAATGGTATTAACAAAATTTCATTTGATGTTCCGGATTGGGTACCGGTTATCGGAGGTGGAAAGTTTGGCTTTGACATTCCAACGATACCAGAGTTAGAGGAAGGCGGCGTCCTGGAAAGAGGTCAGGTCGGATTGCTGGAAGGTAATGGATCTGAAGCGGTTGTCCCACTTGAAAAAAATACCGGATGGTTGGACCAGATTGCGTTAAGATTGGCAAAACTGAATCCGAGCAGTTCGGATGGGGAGTCTGTCCAGAAGTTGGATGCTATTATTACTCTGCTTCAAGAAATGGCAGGAACGAATCGAATTGAAGAGATTCAGAAAGCACTTGCCGGGACTGATATTTCATGGAATAAAAGAGAGATTGGAAGGCTGGTGAAATCATTTGCTTGATTGTATTAAATATGTCAACTCATTTGGCGACACAATTGAATTTAATAAACTGCCATATATGCTCCAATCATCTGATTTGAAGGACTACAAATGGTCGTATAGTACAAAAAACGAATACAATCCAAAGATATATTCGTTCAGTCGAAATATGGTTGAAAAGAAAGTACAGATTGCGGTGATTGCTTCTACGAAGAAAAAGTATGATGAATACTGCAATAGACTTTTGGAAGTCTTTGAAAAAGATATTTATGCTGTAAAGAAGGGCAAGTTGATCGTCAATGATGATTACTACATGGAAGGTTATTTTGTCCAGAAGCAAATTAAAGATTGGTATGCATCCAAAGTGATAATGAACGAATTCGTATTTGTCAGTGAGACCGGAAAATGGATGAAAGATGTGTATAAGGTGTTTGGTTCATCATATACGCCAATATTTTCAGAAGATAATCCGGATGTCGGTTTTTGCCCGAATGATTTTCCTTTTGATTTTGCACCGGCATCCGATGCAAACAAACTGGTGAGTGACAGTTTCGTTCCATTTGATTTTGAAATCGTATTTCATGGAGCATGCGAGGACCCTACGTTGATTGCAGGCGGCAAGGTTTATCGTGTATATACTGCGTTGGAAGAAGGCGAATATTTGACCATTAACAGCATAGAAAAAACGATTGTAAAAACAAAGGCAAATGGTGAAAAGGTAAACGAATTTTCAAGACGTGACAGAGAAAATTATATCTTTGAAAAAATGCCAGCGACAGATGGAAGAACATTGATGCAGTGGCAGGAAGGTTGTATTGTTTCTGTTCGTTCTTTTACGGAAAGGAGTGAGCCAAAATGGATTTGATATATGCGGACGAGAATCGGATTGACCTTGGAGTGCTGCAGGATTATAAGTTTGACCTTGCGTATGGTGAAAGTGAAAATGACTTTGAGTGCACGGTTTTGCTTGATAACAACCCATGTCAGCAGGATTATATTATCTATATTGAAGGTACGGAATACGGAGGGATTATTGATAGTATAGCGCCGGACCCGGATAATAATAAGCTGGCTTATAAGGGAAGAACATGGCACGGAGTGCTAAACAGTAAAGTATTAGAGCCGGATGCCGGGTATGATTATCTGACGGTATATGGCGATGCAAATGAGGTTGTTCTGGAACTTATCGAGAGAATGAATCTTACAGATACATTTTTTGTTAGTGGTGATTTGTCTGGCATTGAAGTTAGAAATTATCAATTTCGCTATGAAAATGGATATGATGGAATACGGAAAATGCTTCAATCGTATCATGCAAAACTGTGTATGAAATGGCAGGGTAATAAAGTATTGCTTTGGTGTGAATTGCTTTGCGATTATTCGATTGATGAAGAATTTGATACATCGCAGGTTTCTTTTTCGATGCAGAAAAACTTTAATTTATGCAACCATATAATCTGTCTTGGCCAGGGTGATTTGAAAGATAGGCATGTGATACATATTTTTTCGAATGAAAACGGTGGTATTTTACCATATGCTTTGACGGATAATCCAATGCAAGATAGTGATTACATCCTTGATAAGAGAAGTCAATCGTTGTTCGGCAGTGCAGAGATTGCGGAAGCGTATGACTTTAGTTCAGCGGAAACGATTGAAAATTACCTGCCACTGCCGAATGAGCCTCCGGACTGGAAACAAGATTATACGAAGTATTTTCAAATTTCAGATGGAAGTTATAAGGAGATTGAGAGGAATCTTCAGGATGTGTATGTGTTGCAGACGGTGCAGCCGTGGAACTGGAACTCAAATTACAAAGACTACTTTTATTTATCAAATGGTGAATACAATAACGTGGAAAGTGAATCAAAAACGACTTATGTACTGTTGACAAAACAACCATCTGACTGGGCGGCTAATTACAAGGACTATTTTGAAGTCAAGGAAAATGAGTATGCTGCCGTTGACAGTGTGACTGTTGAAATATATAAGAAACAGACAAAACAGCCAAACGACTGGAATAAAAATTATGGTAATTATTATGTTACAGATGGTATTGATTACAGTCAATGTTCTGCAGACTCAAAGGAAGTTTATAATTTGCAGGTGCGTCAGCCATCCGATTGGAAACATACATATAAAGACACTTATTGTATTTATTTTAATGGTAAATATGTAAAATGTGGAGATTTAGCCATTTATAAAAAGAAAGCACCTAAGTGGCGGAAAAATACGTTTTATAACAAAGGAAGCAAGGAAGTACCACCCAAATGGAACGCTCAGGACAGATATACCAAAGAAACCAAGGTTGTGGCACCGAACTGGAAAGCAAATAAATATTATATGAAGGTAGTTACCGATTTTCCAACGTGGACGCAAAACAAATATTATA